GTACCTCGGCAAATGAGAAGGCTGTGATTCCTGAAGTAGACTGAACGTGGCAGCTTCTCGGTACCGGTGGCGAAGCTAGGGGTGTCGCTCATAGCACCTTGGTGGGTCCGCAATGGGTTGGAGCTAGCTTCTTAGGGGTAGACTTGACTGCCACCCATGCTGGGGCAAGTCCAATTGAGGAAACTGTTACTACCTGCTTGGTAGTTCCACGTGTAAGATCAGAAACTACTGAGGTGACTTGGAACTCACCGTTCACTTTTAGCTCTTCGGTGCGCCCCCGGTTCACTCGACTCAGTGTGAATGCGATCTTAATCTTACTGCCGATTGGTATTGGCTCAGGAAGATCCATGCGCACCTCAGGTGACTGCTTCATATCGCTGAATTTAACGATGCTTGCTCGGTTCATGTTCGACTTACCTCAGAAGTAACACTAAGATCGATACACCAGAAAAATGATCTAGACACTGGGATCTTGGAGGGTGTATAAGACGAGACCCTCACATGGCCGTAGAGGAAGGTTCCCTGATCCTTGACCCTTACCAAAGGGTACGCGGAACTCTGTGCAGCTCTACAGAGACCTCCACGAAAATCAATAAATGCCTCAGTACGGAATTGGCCATCACTTCTCATCGAAGTGTCTCCGTATCTGGTTTCATTGGGCTCTGTTCTTCGAGAGAGCTATTTGGACTCGAAGAATAATCCCTCTGTAAGAGCGGCTGCGAGATGTTCTCCCTCAGTCCGCTTTGATTAGTACCCCGAATAGAGATTAGAACGAATGACCGATCTAACACTGTTGAAGTCGCTCCGCGGATCATCTGATCCAAGGTCTACTTCTTCATTGGGATCGATCATTATCTCTATGATTACTTCTCTCTCTACGAGAGAAGTAATTAGTGGTGAAGCTGAGGACTCAAATTCCACATTCAATTCGAATACTGATAGCAACTTCAACCACAATAACCGTAACTTCAAATACTCTCAGTGAGAACAAGATAACCGATACCTCAACCCATATAGAAGCAACCCCACTACCTCGTACCCCTCAACATGTAGAAGCTCGTAGCGTAAGTCCAACAGATGGACGGATTGATACTGGTTCCAATTTGAGCTCCAACTTCATTCGCCCTATCGAAGAACTTCTTGGCCTCAGTGGGCCGATTCAGTACCAATAGTTCAATAGCTTTAGACCAGAAGTTCAAAATTAGTGTGTCAAAAGACTTGTCTTCGTCTCTTGGCTCATCGTTGTGCATGTTAGATATGTAGAACAGAACTCCATCATCGCTTCGATCCGTCATCCACCTCATCCAGCCTATGGATAGGGCCTCAAAGGTCTTCCGAGACCAACGTCTCCCCTTTGTTTTCGTAGGGATTAGATCGCTGCGCACGACATCTAAGCAGTAGTTCAAGCAGAATATCAACAGCCTTGTTTCGAACTTGTCGGGGCTGACAGGAAGTAACCTCAAAGTCTTTTCAGAATAAGTCGTAACCCTCTCTCTATTCGGTGTATCAGAAAAAGCCGCGTCAAAAACAGCCTTCTGTGCAGCCATCTCTGAGATGATAGTACTAGTATCCTCAGAGTCATCAGGCAGATCAGGATCGTTGCTTAGACTTAGTGGCTCAGATGGTGAGAGATGTTTGCGTACCCCTCCTCTAGAGGTAGACCTCTTGCGACTACTATTAACCATTGATTCGTTCACAGCCTTATTTGAAGTTGACAACAACAAGTCCACTGAGATAATACACCGAGTCCGACATAGGTAGAGAATCACACTAGTAGGTAGAGTTTGGTGCTTTGACCTTAAAAAGGGAAACTGTGGCTAATTTAGTAGGAAATTTACCTGATGATTTCATACCCTCAAACTTTACTGTGTTATATGACACCTACTCACCATTTGTTACGAGGTTAGTCACACGGTACAATCGTGTTCAAGCTAATTTCGAGGACCTTCTCCAGCACGTATGGATGAAGTTGGTCGAAGTTGACGTCATTCAGAAGTACAATGACTCAAGCTCCCTCCCTAAGAAGATGACCGCGCTCGAAGCGTGTGCTTATCTAGATATAGAGTGGGGATCACTGAAGCGCGCCGTTCACCGTCACCTTATTGGTGAGGATCGCCATCTCGACCGCATTCGAAGTGTGTCAAAAGACACTAAGGGCAAACTCCTTCGACGGGATCACGGCACCTGCCACTGTTGCGGTAGGAACATGGTTGAGTTTGGCAAGGCTTTCAACCGGTACAAGAGTGATCCGTTGAGGACTAACTGGTTCAAGAGAATGCTGGCATCGCTTGGCCTGACCTCGAAGCAGAAGACCTTCTGGTACGCCGTGAAGGACCCTAGCGTTGCCTTCCGAAGGGGTATGGATGAAGCCGACCGGTACAAGACCACTTGCTTCATCTGCTTGCGCCAGATCAGTCCTCCAGTGGTACGTTCCAAGTCTGAGTGGGCCCCAGTACCCATTGAGGGTACGTGGGCTTCAAAGAAGGCGCTTTACTCTCGAGAGGATATTGAACGGTTCCGGTTGGAGCGGGAAGCTAGAGGCAAGCGTAATAACAAGGCCATCTGTCCTAGGAAGATCAAGTCAAAACCGTTCTTCAAACTGTATCTTGCTCGCGCGGTTCACAACATCTACGCCAACTGGTGTCGGACTCGGTCTCGACGGTACAAGGAGCACTTCCCAGGGACAGACCCTGAGACGGGTCGGTCATGGGAAGACACCCTCGTGTCAAACACCTCGACTCAAGACACACTGTCCGAGTTGCATGAGGCTGTAAAGATCCTTGTGGATAACAACTCGGATGTGATGACGAAAACCCACGAAGACGTCATCATCTTGCTAGCGAAGGGGTGCTCCCCTGAAGAGATTGTTGTGCGTCTTGGGCTGCCCAAACGTGGACTCAAGACCCTCTCACTCGGGACTTGAGAATCCTCTTGTTCAGGGGGTCTGATGTGACAGCTCGAACTCGTCTCATCAAAGCCTCCCTAGAACTCAAGCGCCTAGTATTCAGCTCGTTGCCTTGGGGCCTTCGAGTTGCGCACTTGCTCCACCAGATCCGGTTCGCGTCCGACGCCTCCGTCTTTGGTCAATCCATCTACGGGTTATTTCTCCTCTACGGAGTTGAGGGGATGCCCACCCCACCTATGGTACCTAAAAGTATCAAGGATATCAACAGATTGCACGGGTATGGTCGAGATTTCGGCCAAAAGGCGTTAGGCCTTGCCCTTCGATTGTTCAAATCCGACTCGATGAAGGTCGAGCGGTCTCAAGAGACTCTATCTCTTGTATTCATGAAGCTTTTCTCTGACTCAACCCTAGAGAGTAAATTCAAGGGGAAGCCACTCGCCTACGCTGAGAATTATGCATACTTAGCTGTAAGGAGTGAGGCAGTCAGTTTGATGCGTAAAGAAAGGCTACGCGCCCACAGTGACATTGAAGATCTCGTCACCGAGCCAGCTTCATGGGATAGCCTAGGCGACATGATCCCGAGGGCTGAGCAAGAAGCTCTACTGAAGGAGCTAGAGCGCGCTGTCAACCCGGAGACGTTCCCTGATATCGTGGAGTACTTCCAGCTCCTGCTAGAAGGTCACAATACAGAGGAGATTGCGCGGGAGAGGTTACTTCCTAGCCTACAAGACAAGGCAATGACCCAGCAAGGGTTGAGGCGGTATGAAGGGGTGATCAAGAGGGTTCTTGAGCGCCACTTTGGTGTATAGCCGGACGTGACTCAACCTGTAGACGTCATCCTCCACGGTCAGTGTTTGGATGTTCTCCGTACTTACCCAGACAACTTCTTTGATAGTGTCGTAACAGATCCGCCTTACGGGCTCGGTGGGCGTGACCCAACGCCGGAAGAGATCTTAGCTTACCTGAATGGGGCGGTCCTTGTAACAGGGGAGTTCATGAACAAGGATTGGGACTTACCCTCAGTCCTGGTCTGGAAGGAATGCCTTAGGGTCGTCAAGCCCGGTGGGTTCTTGTTCTCGTTCGCCGGGACTCGGACGATTGACATCCTCTCAATTGGAATCCGGATCGCTGGGTTCACGAATCGTGACACTATCCCGGTTGAGATGGGGCCGCCAATCCTTCGGTGGCTTCGTGCTCAAGGGATGCCCAAGAATGTTGATGTCGGTAAGGAGTTCAAGAAGGCGGGCCTCCTCGACCTAGCGGTTCTATGGAAAGAGTTCGGAACGGCTCTTAAACCTTACTGGGAACCAATACTCGTCTTCCGCAAACCTATTGCTGAACAGACCCTGCTCAAGCAGCTTGAAGTCACTGGGACTGGGGTCATCAACATCGAGGCTTCTAGGGTCAAGCACTCATCCCTAGCAGACTTCGCCAAGCACAAGGCGGGGGTAGACGCCATCAAGGCGCGCGGGGGCAAGATGGGTAACTCGTGGAAGAACTCTTCTGACCTGTCTGGAGCCAATGATGTCTCGACTTCGGGTCGACTCCCTCCGAACGTCATCTTCGTTCATTCGGACTTATGCCGGAAGGTTGGTAGTCAGGTAGTGGCTATGCCGCCCATCAATCGCTTTGATGATGGAGCTAAGCCATTTGGTGGCGGTGCCGGTCACAAGTACACAACAGTCCATCGAGAGGATGAGACCATTGATACTTGGGAGTGTCACCCCTCGTGTCCGATCTACCATCTCAATCAACAGCACAAGGTTGAGGCTGGTGGGGCTTCGAAGTACTTCCTGAATGTTGACCCTGATTCCCTATTCTTCTACGTCCCCAAACCCAATCTCCGAGAGAAGAGTGCCGGGCTTGAGGAGGGGGAAGAGAACGAGCACAATACAGTCAAACCTGTACGGCTCATGGAGTACTTGGTAACTATGGCGACCCCTACCAACGGGACTGTCCTAGACCTTTATTGTGGATCAGGTACGACTTGCGTAGCTGCTATTAATAAGGGATTCCACTTCGTAGGCATCGAGAAGGAAGAGCCATCGGTCAAGACCGCTCGGTTGAGAGTCCTGGCTGCTCAAGCGGATCGTCGGGAGTTTGAGGACCGAGAGGTAATGGCTGGGGCAATGTATGAGCTTGAATCAGAGTGAGTTTCTGGGCTCGAGTTAGATTCTTGATCTTCAGCTCTCGCTTTAGAGCTGAGCTCTTATCCTCCACTGGCTCTCGGTAGGTTAGCTTCCATGGTCTTCCCGCTCGAGTAAACTTGGCTCCGGTTCCATTGTTGTGGGCCGTCAGTCGCTTCTCAAGGTCGTTCGTGATCCCGGTGTAAAGCTTCCCAGTCACCTGACTCCTGATAATGTATACAACCCAGATGGAACCGTTAGACATACTTCATAAATTCCTACTATCAGGGAAGTTTCAATGGATGAGCAGTGTGTTTCTACACCAGGAAGGGTGGTCTGTAGTAGCTAACCACCACTGCGTCATAGCTTTCAAAGGGGAAGTAGGTGAGAAGGTTGAGGACGCACCATTACTTCCTGTTCTGCAGCTACCTCGTCCTAAGGAGGCTGTGAGGGTAGAGCTGAGTTCCCTGTTGAGGTGGGTCACCAAGATTAAGCCCTTACTTGATGTGATTGATGTGGACTTGAAGTTTCAAGGAGTCCTTGCAGGGATCAATATCGACTTGAGGAAGTTGTCCTTCATCCTCAAATTATTACCCCCAGGAGAAGTGTTCGTGTGGGACTCCACTTTGGCTCAGGGGATCAAGTCCTTGGGTTTTGAACGGGGGCCGTGGAGGGGTTGCTTGGCGGGCGTAGGGATCGAAGCTTCGGAGTGTACCAATGTCTTCGTGGTGGAAGAGTCGGCTATTGACTTGATGTTGGAGTTGGAGAGCGAGTAGCTCACCAGGTGAAGTCGCCTTCTGCCTTCTTCATTTTCATGTGGTGCAGGATCATAGGACCGTAGAACATACTTGCAAAGGTCCCACCAGCCCACCTCTTGCGGTCATAGTCCGAGAGGTTCCTCATGGCTCGCTCACGTCTCATTTGGATGTTGTAGGCGGCCGCGTCGATGATCTGTTGACGATACTCTCCATAAGTTGGGGAGTGGGCAAGGACCCACGTTGAGAAGTCAACATACCCCTCATCATAGAAGCAATCATCTATAGGGAACTTGGCATAGCTCCCATGCGTGAACTCGTGGGTTAGCTTTTCCAGGGTCTGCCCAGGGTTGCCTTCTACGCTCGGGCTCAGTTGCACCTGACCAGTCATCATGTTGAAGGAGGCGGTGGCGCCGGACATGTGCATGCCATCTGCCATAGGGAGGATGGTGGGTAGGGGCTCCTTGCCGAATGGTCCAAGGGCTTCAATTAGATAGGTGTGGATCTTGGGCAGCCAGGATTCAACGAAGCGGTCCCATTCTGAATTGAAGACCTTGCAGACGAACTTCGGGGGCTCGGAGGCGAAAAGGCTTTTCACAACCAAGGGTCCTGATAAGTAAAAGTTTCTCTTGACGTACCCCAGCCCCTCGGTGTACTGCTGGTGCTCAAGGTTTGACCTCCCCAGGTAGGGGAATGTCGGGCCAAGAAAAAAGATCACACAGGCGAAAAAAGACCTTGACGGTCTACCGCCCCCTGAGCTAGGCTACAGTCTCAAGGCTCAAGAAGCCAATCAATCGGAGTAACGTGTCCTCTCTACTCAAAACCGCAACATTAGAATCCAGGCCGGCGAGAATATCGCTGTCGGGTTCGTTGTGCGTCCATAGTCTAGGGCATTTTACAAGCGATATGGCCCAACTTAAGTCTTGGTATCCCACCTCAGCACGTATTGCCAATCCAGAGGTGGGTACATAGGGCGGCTAGTCTGAATAACGGAGTACCCGTAAACAGAAGGCCGCCCTGGGAAACCACGGTGGCCTTAGTCGTTTTAGGGCCATTCCCCCGATAAAACCAACACACAGGGAACTGTGTGAAAACTAGAGCTTCGTCTGTCACACACAGTGGCATCAGGATAGGTTTGTCAGTTCGTTAGGAAAGCAAAGGACAATGGGAATTACAGATCGCTATCGACTCGTAACCGCAGCTAGACCCCACACTATGGTGGTTGATTAGCAATCAGGCGAGTTGCGGCAGACTGTAAATCTGTTTCCTTCGGGAGGAGTGGTTCAAATCCACCAGCCACCACCAAGACACTAGAAAGGTACTCATCATGTTCATCAAACGCGAGCCCGGGAGCGGGCAACTAAAAGCAGAAAGCGAGGGTTCGTAGCTCAATTGGCAGAGCAAGCGGCCTTTAACCGCAAGGTTGGGAGATCATTGCTCCCCGAGCCCACTGAGTTAAAACAATCGATTAATCTTCTTTGGTGTAGGTACCTTGTATGAAGCGAGAGCGCCAACTACACTCTGACTACACTACCCTGAAGTTAAGCAAACGAAACCATGACTTGAAGCGAAGAGCTGTTGAATACAAAGGAGGTTGTTGCCAGGTTTGCGGTTACTCAAAATTCCTAGGTGCTTTGGAGTTCCACCACACTGATCCATCCCAGAAGGACTGGACAGTGGCTAGAAATCACAGGGCTTGGGAAGTGTTGAGGTTAGAGTTGGATAAATGTGTCTTGCTGTGTTCCAACTGTCATCGAGAAGAGCACGGTAAGATAATCAGTGAGCACCACGCTAAGTTAGAGCATTCTGTCAGATCGCAAATTCCAATTCGGCATACAAATCCAAAAGTACCTCATACTTGTAAGACTTGTGGTGGGTTATTCTATGCTCGCCCAAGTACAGGTCAAGTTTACTGTAGTAAGAAGTGTCGTGAGACACTTGTGTGGCCAAGTTCAGATGAGTTAGTAGAGATGCTTCATACTATGACCCCTAGTCAGATAGCTACTAAGTTGGGGTGCCACTCAAAGACAGTTAGAGAGAAGCTTCATAAGATAGGTATCACTTGGAATAGACACGGGCTTGTGGCGCAATTGGTAGCGCAGCGGACTCTTAATCCGAAGGTTGACGGGTTCAACTCCCTCCAGGCTCACTCAGTTTTTGATCCGACATCGTCCAACGGTTAGGGCGCGGGCCTTTGAAGCCCGTTATCCTGGTTCGAATCCAGGTGTCGGAACCAATCGAAGCAAGCAACCGCTAGCTTAGATCCTTGACAATCTAACAGTGAATGAGTGCTGACCTTACGAGTCTGTTGTGGGCTCGGGAAGCAGACGTGCCGTGATCGACCTCAAGTAAACCGAGGGCTGCAGCGACCGTGCCTGCCGGGTAGTTTTTCATTCCTGACCGTAATGAAGTAAGGCATTGGCGAGCCCCGTAGGGGCAAGCACAGTGCCTACGGCACGAGCACCAACTCGTGTCGGGGGAGGCTTGAAACAGCCTCCATATTCCAGGGTTCATGTGTTGGTACATGGGCGTGACTGTTAATCACGATTCCGCTAGTTCGATTCTAGCCTCTGGAGCTTAGTGTTTCATTCCAGCTTAGCTCAGTAGGTAGAGCGTTTGTCTGTTAAACAAAGGGTGCCTGGTTCGAGCCCAGGAGCTGGAGCCAACTCGTCAACCTCATCTCTACGGGAGACGAGTGGGGGAAGTAGAGATCCCCTGGGCGCCCGACAAGGTCGGGAGTGCCCTATGCTGGCATAGCAATCGTGGGAACGCGCATCTTTCGTAAAGATGTTCAGGGTGGTTCGACTCCACTTGCCAGCTCTGCGGGAGAGTAAAATGGTTCTACGCCGGGCTCATAACCCGGAAACAGTGGGGTTCAACTCCTCATTCCCGCTACCACTTGAGTTCTCGTCGTCCATATTGCAGGATCTCGTTCTACCCGGGTAGGCGAAGAAGGGGGATCGTAAACTCCCGAGAACTCAGTTACTACGGAAGGGCCTCCTATAGGTGAGGGAAATTGTCTTGAAAACAATCGAGCGTAACAGCTCTGCGAGTTCGAATCCCGCTCCTTCCGCTGGTGAGAATACTGATCTGGAGTACAATCTTGTTAATTGAATCCCTCTAGCTCGTTCCTTGTCTCACCTATCAATGTCCCTGTCGTCTACGCTGGCTAGGATAGTGCCCTCTCAAGGCGCTGAAAGGGGCTCGACACCCCTCAGGGACGCCAACGGCCTTGTCTTCTAAAGGATCAGGATAACAGCCTTTCAAGTTGTCAATGTCGGGTTCGAGTCCCACCAAGGTCACCAAACTCTTCTCGGTGTACTATCTCACATGACCACGCTTCATGATGTTGCTGATACCTTGTCTAGGGTTGAATGTGAAGATCTGCGAGTAGCAGTACTTCTTGTTCACCCAGAAGATGTACCAGTTCTTTCTGCTCATGTTGATTATGAGTTGCTTGGTAAGTCAGAACCTAGACCAGAGTGGGGTGGTAGCTTAGTAGGGCATCTTTGGGGAACCTCGGTGATTAGTACTACCAAGGTTGAAGTTGGGTACCCAGATGCAATACCGGATCCTGGTGGTGTTCAATGTCTGGTAGCATCTTTGAAGGATGCAAGAACTCATTGGCACAAGTATGAGCCCCCACCACCCCCAGATCCAAACCGGCTTCAGAAGATGATCTCCAATACCAGGTGCAGGCTCATCAAACTTCTTGGTGGTAAGCCACTGCTCACCCGGGTCAACCATGAAGTCAACATTGGTCCAGGCCCCATGCCTCAAGGGTAATCAAGTGCCAACCTACGAGTACCAATGCAAAGCCTGTCAGCACCTCTGGGAGGCTGACCAGAAGATTACGGAACCGCCGTTGATGGATTGCCCTGAGTGCAAGAAGCCAGAAGCTAAGAGGCTCATAAGCGGCGGCACAGGCTTCCAACTTCAGGGTAGTGGTTGGGCTGATTCTGGTTATTCCAAATGACTTTATTGAGAGTTGAGCAAATTGACCACAAGATATCAGGTAAGAGTGGTCGTCCAATCAAACACCAATTGCTTCATTTGAAGTGTGATGGGATCAGATGTACTATTGAGTTTACTCGAAGGTATCAAACGAGTATCTTCCAGAATCCTTATCACTTTTGTTCAAGATCTTGTACAGGTAGAACAATCTTTGCTCGTCCTGATGTTCAAGCAAAGATCGAAGTTACAAGCTCACTACCTAATGTGCGAGCCAAGAGGTCACAAAGTCAGAAGCTTGCTCAGGCTCGTCCTGATGTGCGAGCCAAGATCTCAGAGTCGGTTAAGTTGGCTAAGTCTAAGCCGGGTAGTCGTGAGAGGATGTCAGCTATTCTCAAGGTGTCCCAGAGTAGGCCTGAAGTTAAAGAAAAACTAGCTTTAGCTATGCGAGAGGTTTTGAGTAGGCCTGAAGTAAAAGAGAAGATCTCAGCAGCTACCAAAGAACGTTATAGAAACCCAGAGTTCGCGGCCCATATGTCAGCCGTGCATAGAGAGTGTAACAATAGACCAGAGGTTTTGGCAAAGATGTCAGCCTCTGTTTCAATCGGTGCCCGTAGGGCTTATGCAGAGGGTAGAGCTGCCCCTCTTGGTACATTCTGTAAGATCTATACCCTTGCTTTACCCTCGGGTCGTATTGCAAAAGTCCAAGGTACTTGGGAAGCCGTTTACGCAGAGCACTTAGACAAGATTGCTACCAAGTTCCTAACTCAATTTGAAGGTATCGGATCTTTTCAGTACACTGATGAATCAGGGGTGTCTCACACATACTTTCCAGATTTCTATCTACCAGAATCGAATACTTATGTTGATGTTAAAGGTGACTCTAAAGTATGGTACTCTACTAAGTTACCATCAATCCTAAAGTGTAATCCTGATCTTCATCTTGAAACTGTTGATCAGGAAAGATTTCAAGAACTAGGTATACGAATCATGAGAGAGTCACGGTTGTTTCGAAAACGACTTGATCTCTAACACGGTCCCTTGGCGGAACTAGGCAGACGCGGTGGACTTAAAACCCACTACCCACGTGGTGTCCCGGTTCAAGTCCGGGAGGGACTACTACTATATTGGCCGGTAGCTCATCTGGTTAGAGCGCAGACCTGATAAGTCTGAGGTGCCCAGTTCAAGTCTGGGGCGGCCAACTAAGCCATTGGAAAATGCAAGTGGGGACTACAATCGCAAAAACTGTACACGTCTCTACAACCTTCTTGTTTCCAGTGGTGGCTCTTCTCAGCTCGATGGTGGGTTGGACTAAATAGTAGGAGCATCAAGGGGTTGCCCCTACTATCTACCACCCTTGAGCGAAACTTTTCATGCAATCGTGGTGGAACTAGGCAGACACGCGAGTTTCAGAAATTCGTGGGGTAATACCCGTGGAGGTTCGATTCCTCTCGATTGCACTCCATGCATCAGTGGCGGAACTGGCAGACGCGGTAGCCTCAAACACTACTGTCCTTGTGACGTGGGGGTTCGATTCCCTCCTGATGCACCAAAGCACCAAATGCAGTTAGGACTACAAACATCCCCCGCCAAGAGCCCCGAAGTTTGCTTCGAGCCTCTTGGGGGGATTCGGATGTGTCCGCCCTCCAAAGGCGGTTTGCCTCCGGGTAATAATGTCTTGGCAATCACTTGTTGGTGCTTCCTAACTTGAGACTGTGCGAGGCTTGTACTTCTGTGGTGCAAAGCCGAGCCTTCGTTTGATGTACTTCTTGACTGCATTATCTGACACCCCTAGTCCAGCAGCTACTTTGGTGTAACTAGTCTGCACTACGGATCTGGCAAGATCTTCTACCGGTGGCCACTTGGTCTTGCTCTCTACATGCCTGCCTAAGCAGGACTTACACCTGTCGGACTTTCTGTAGATCACTGCCCCACAAGAGCACCGTCTTGGGTCACTTCGATACCTACCTAGCTTAGATTTACCAGTGAATGTTTTGGTCTGACTGTGACAATTAGGACATAGGATATGAAGGTTCTCTATCCTGTTATCACTTGAATCCCCATTCTTGTGATCTAGCTGCAAGGTTAGTGGTTTTTCATTCCACTTTGGGCCTACTCCGCAGTCATCACATTGGTTAGGTAGCAGGCCCTCTTTGATCAACCTTTTTCGTAGTGGGTTACTACCATACTGACTATTCTCAACCAATATATCTACTAACGGGATCTTGGTTGTTCTTGGGGATGTACCATGCGCAAGGCCTTTGAAGTGTGTGGTGTCTACTCCAATCTTCTTTACAACTAGGCCGACACTCTTGTAGTTTCCTGGGCTTGTGGTTAGGTGGAGTGCTCGTAGAACCCCAGCCATTGTGTTGTTGGTTTGAGTTGCCAACCGAAGGGCTTCATCTGACCAAGATCTTTTCATATAGTAGCACCCTTATAGATAGAGTAGTTACACCAGTTCGATTCATGGACTCTGAGCTAGTTTGGTAATTTAGCGTTCGGCTGAAGCCCGAAAGAACCTGGTTCGATCCCGGGAGAGTCCACCGCGAAGAATGACTGCAGGGAGTACATTGCATTAGGAGCCGTGAACGTGAGTTCGAATCTCACTCCCCACACTAATCAAAGACCACGTGGGGATCGTCTAGTGGTCAGGACAGCGTACGTTTCTCTCTCAACTACTTGTCTTCGCGAATTACAGGGTGTAGCTCAGTTTGGTAGAGCATCAGTCTGGGGGACTGAGGGTCGGACGTTCGAGTCGTCTCATCCTGACAACTTTGGTGTACTATTCAACATGTCACTCAAACGAGGAACCCTCATTGGTGATACTCTGGCTCGGATGCCAGCCCCTGTGGTGAGGCACCTAATACCACTTGATGGGTAATGTGGTACCCTGCCCTCCAAGTGCTAGAAGAGTAATCGTTACCGGGGTGTAGATCAGTGGTAGATCGCGTGCTTTGGGAGCATGAGGCCGTCAGTTCAAGTCTGACCACCCCGACTATTCTTTTCGTATTCAGATCTACAATATGAGTTCTCTAGTTTCTCGGGTGGTTGCTAGGTATAAAGCTGCGGTTGATGTCCGAAGACTCAATCTAGCTTGGTATACATTCAAGGAGTGGAATCTATCGGGGCCTCTCTCTTTATTAGATACCATGAGTAAAGCGTTCGACTCGAAACCCTTGAGTGATAAGACCAGAAAACTCCTGGACATTGATTCTAGGTTGAAGAAGTTAGACAAGGAATACACTCATCGATTCAAGTCTTTAATAGATGATCCCTCTGACTTACCCAACCTACAAAAAGAACTCAAGCGAGAACTTAAGCTAATCGGGCTTCTTCTTCAACGATATGACTTCAATGCTGACGATATCTACAGTGATATTGATGATTCTCCTATAGCCAAAGTACTTGTTGATTTTGATCGGAACGATCTGATAGATCGTATTGGGTCATTCCCTGAGGATGCTCCTACAGAGGAGGATCTAAGTTGGTTGAAGTCATTAGACTTCTCTAAACAACAGAGGGCTCTGGATCAGGTTCATAGCTACATCCCAGACTTCTCACCTTCTGACCATGATTACGGTAGTTTCGCTTTCTTCAAGGAGTGGATACACAACCTTCCTACTAACTATGATGAGTGGGAGGATGCACTTCCATCTAACTTTGAAGAGATTAGCACTGATGTAGTAGAGACCAAGGTTGGTCAGGGTGTGACTAAGTACTTTGATGGCAACCAGTCGATCTTCGAGTACATCCAAGGTGACCTAGAGTCTCTTTTAGATGATCTCGAGATTTAGATCACAATTTTACGGAAGGTGCCAGCTAACCGGATGGCAACCAGCTTCGAAAACTGGTGGGTACCTCGTAAGGGGTAAGGGTTCGATTCCTACACTTTCCGCTAAGCCCGAATCATCAGGGATCATCTTACCTCTGTTACCTGACTTGGGCTGAAGCTGCTGAACTCTTGTAAGATGAGGGAAGCGGAAGCTGAATGGCAGTCGGTCTTGAGGGTCCGATCCAGCAAGATTTCTGAGGGTGCGCACCCAATAATGAGATCCTGCCAAACTTTATGGAAGGTAAATCTGGATCTGGTCTGGAGCCCGCCTGCTGAGCGGTGCGTAGGTAACACTATGGCGTTCGAATCGTCTGCCTTCCGCTGGTGTAACTTTAGTATGCGAGTCTGCTCTTGTGGTAAAGAAGAAACCCCAGATGAGCCTTTTTACGATAAGAGTGCTGTCTGTAGGAAGTGCTACTACTTGAAGAAGGAGGGTACTGCTAAGATCTATCGAGATAACCAACGAATTAGGGATATGTATAATAGACTTGATCGGGATCGAAGAGCTAATCCTAGATTCAGATCCGGGTTCATACTCAAGGACTCTAAACAGTCAGATAGGAGGGCAGGGCGGTCAAATGACTTGACCAAAGAGATTATCGAGAAGTTAATCTCACAAGAGTGTCAGTATTGTGGTGAGACCTCACTTAAAATGACTTTGGATCGTAGAGGTAACTCACTTGGGCATCTTGAGTCCAATGTAATACCGTGTTGTATACGATGTAACTACATAAGAAGAGATATGCCTTATGAGGCTTGGATTCTATTGAGTCCATTTCTTCGATTAGTTCGAGAGTCTGGTTTATTTGGTTCTTGGACTTGTGGTGTGGGTAATCGGACAAATGGAAGGGATGGGGTGAGTGGTCGCCCGCCAGCTTGGAAACCTGGATGCCCGTAAGGACCGCAGTTCGACTCTGCTCTCTTCCGCTACTTGATCAAGTTTCACTTATAGGGTACTTCTTGGTGTGGAAGATCCTATTGTCCAGAGAGTGGCCCGTCGTTTTCAAGCGGCTGCTCGTAAGAGACCTCTGGATCCAGAGAAGATGACAAAGCTCTTACTCTGGGTTCGAAAGAATCCAAAGCTAGGGAAAACACTCAAGGAGCTATGGCCAGTCTTCGACTATCTTGGTTGGACAATCGAGCCCCTCAGGGGAGGAACCAAGTTCACTGCCCCAAACGGAGCTGTATTCGAGACTGGAGTCTTCTTCGATTACATCGGGAGGGAGTACCTATTCATCATTCGAAACGCTGAGGGTGAGACCCTAGAGAAGTGGTTGACGAAGAATCACTTCCAGGATCAAGTACTCGAAGCTCTGCAGATGGAGTCCTACGAAGCTGAGACCGAGAGGAAGAAGCAAGAGCGTGAGGAGAGGGCTAGGGTTGGTAAGGCAACCTGCCCATGCTGCTTCAGGGCCTTCATGCTGCTGCCCAGGGCTAAGAAGGGTGACAGGTCGATGCCCGGGGTCGTCCTCCACGGGTACAAGCGTCCTGGCATAGGCTACCTCCAAGGAGAGTGCTTCGGCAACGGGTGGCCCCCCTTCGAGCTTAGCTCAGAGGGTACCAAGGAGTACCTCACGCACCTAGGTCCGATACTGAAGGGGCTGACTGAGTACTTGGGTCGACTCGAACGGGACGAAGAAGACACTCTGGTCATCGGTTTCATGAAGGCATATTACCGAAATGATACGCCTCCTTACGATTGGGATCGTTACCGAGAGATGGCAATCAGCCATCAGAAGGCTCAGGTTCGGGAAGTTACTCAGGTCATGGGGCTGGTTAGGAGCAAGTTGGGCTCTTGGGAGCCACACCCCGAGCGTTTAGAAATCAAGCTCTAATAGTCGTCTTATGCTATTGTCCTGATGTGGAAGACCTGACTATCATCTCCAGAGTGTCCGCTCGTTTCGCTTCATCCACCCTTGCCAAAGGGGACCTTCTTAGGGTTTGGGTGAAGCGTGGTGACTGGTGGACAGAGATGCGTCGTGGAGTCCAGCTTGAAGTGAAAGCAGTCAATGGTGATGATATCACAGTCAACCACTACGGCTGGGCCACTTCCGGGTGGACAATGAAGTTACCCCCAGGCCAAGACTTGTCAGGAAAGTTCAAGTTAGAGGGTGATGCAAGGTTTCGTAGATCTCTTGTAGTTGATAAGGTCTGAGTGATGATACCCTTGAGAGTTACTTGGTTCACGACCAAGCCGCTGACGGCGGCAAGGAGGAACCATGGCAAACTTCAAGAGACGGCATCGGCGCCGAGGTGGTATCAAGGGTTGTTGCGGAATGTGTATGCTCCGTAAGACTGATGGTCGACGGAACCACAGACGATTGACCCAACAAGAACTGGCAAGCACTTGCTCCGAACGGGAGCAAGTGCAAGACCTTGGTGTAGCACGAGGATGGTGTACGAAGACATCCGCGAGTTGATGACCTCTATCATGGTGTACGTGAAAGAGAACCCGGGATGTGTCGTCGTCTCCGATGACACCCCCAAAGACTTACTCTTTGGGTTCACCTTGAGGGACATCAATCCATTCTTGCTAACTCGGCCCACCTGGAGAATCAGAACGAGGGACTTCAGGTCCTCAGTCGCTAAGATTCCGGACAAGCCTCGCGACATCCTGATCGATTACTTCTACTCTGGGTACAAGCGCCAGGTTCTGGCTAACCTACTCACCAATAACGGGTCACCAGAGATGAGTATCTCGGTCTAAGGGTCGAAGTCCGGTAGCTTTAGCTTAGTTTTCATGCCCCAGTAGCTCAGTGGATAGAGTGTCGGTTTCCTAAACCGAATGCCGCTGGTTCGAGTCCAGCCTGGGGCACCGCGGAGAATGCAGTAAGGACTACAATTAATCAGCGTGTCACGGGTTCGAGTCCCGTCGTCCGCTTCGGCGGATGTAGCTCAGTTGGCAGAGCAGCCGAACACAATGTCTTTGCGATTCTTGTCTCCGCAAACTATTGCCCTCTGATGCTGCTTGGGTAGGCAGCCGGCTTGTCACGCCGGTGTTGACGGGTTCAAATCCCGTAGGGGGCGCCAATCTTTTAATGCTAGAACCATGGTATGATCCTTCGTCTGCGTATTTTTGACTTCGATGGGACGCTCTTCAATAGTCCCCAACCACCGAATTGGTGGAAGGACCCCGCTGGGTGGTTCTACAGTATCGAGTCAATGACCCCGCCGTGTCTCGCAGAGACACCCTCCGATGACTGGTGGATTGAATCAACCGTCAGTGACGTCAGAGACTCTCTGAGTGATAGGTCCAATTACGTGGTCCTACTGACAGGTCGCCAGTGGACGGTCTTCGCTGATAGGGTTCATGAGCTTCTGGAGCAGAAGAGTCTGAAGTTCGATGAGATTCACTTGTCGGACCGAGTTGATACTGTGGACTTCAAGGTCGAGTGTATCAAGAGGTTGCTTTCAGAGCACCCCACGGTTGAGGTCGTCGAGATGTGGGATGACATGTTAGATCGAATCCCACCCTGTAGGGCTGCAGTCGATGGCGCCGGTGTCAAGTTCAAGCTCCACAAAGTGGACATGAAAGAGCGCAAGTCTCCTTGCACTGAAGATGAGTTTCTTACCAAGAAAGTAGTCTCACGCTACGCTTCCTTGGTGTAAATATAGGGGTATCTTTCAATTGGTAGGAAAGCGGTCTCCAAAACCGCCAATCGTGGTTCGAGTCCACGTGCCTCTGCAAAGTATCTATGAAACATCCTTGTGCTTGGTGCGGACAACGACCTGTTGTCTATCGAGGTACTGAGTACTGTAGCTATCAGTGCTGGGTCGACTCCTTGCACGCGGTTCAAGGTGAGCCCGTTCGAGAAGACCCACCACCCCCTAAGCTGAATGGTGTAGTTCAACTTGACTTGTTTGAAAAGCTCATGCATACTCTATGAGCCTATTGGGATATCGTCTAATGGTAGGGCAGCGGACTCTGAATCCGTCTATCCAGGTTCAAGTCCTGGTATCCCAACTAACTTACCTATGAGCTACTGACTAGGTGGACCGCCTAATCAGAAGAATTGTTGCTCGGTGGAACTTCAAGGTCGCTATGTCGGGGTACCGCCCCGATATTCCACAGTGGGTCTTTGATCGGTACGCGACCAGAGTATCTTTTCAGGGTAACCCGCAGATTGATCGTGAGCTCCTCAACGAGGGTAGAGAATCAATTAGTGCTCTTCTTCCTAGCTTTCTTTCAGTACTTAGGAGGTCACTAGGGGACCGGTACTCGATGAACTCGAGTCAAACCTCGACTGACATGTTCTACTTCTTTGCTCCGCCCCAGCCAATTGACTCTATTGCGATGCACCTAGGGAGTCATGGGGGCAAGCTCAGGTTGGATTTGAGTTACTTGCCACGTGATCTTAAGGGTGGGATCAACCTATCCAAGATTGTGGAACTCATGGAGATCATCGAAGACCCTGAGTTGGTTGGGCTTCACATGATGCGCATGATTAAGAAGCTCATGGCTAAGATTCGTAAGTAAATGGGGCATTAGCTCATCTGGGAGAGCGCTTGCATGGCATGCAAGAGGTGGCCGGTTCGAGTCCGGCATGCTCCACTAAGGGCGGGATAGCCTAAACTGGATAGGCACCATAAAAAACGGAATGTGTATGGGCTGTGATGGCCCCAACGCAAGACAGGAGGGAGGGGAGCTAGGTAGGGCGTCGCTCGGACCTAGACAACTCCGGATGGTCTCGGGCAAGGTTGCGGATGCACCGAATGGCAGTGAGATCCACGGTCGCTAGGGAAGCGCGTTTCCTAAGAGCCCTTTGTGTTGAGTGCGGGTTCGATTCCCGTCCCGTCCACCAATCTTCTTCTTGTGGTTTAGCTGAGGTTACTATGGAAGAGATCTTGAATCAGCCGAAGGCTGAACCCAAGAAGGAACCAAACGTTCAAGTTTGTGGTTATTGCAATGGTTGGTGCCATCAAGGTGAGTATCTTCATCATGACCTTGATTGTCAGCGTCCGGATCAGAACAATTGATATGGGGCCATCGTCCAATCGGGAGGACACTAGCTTTGCAAGCTAGGAACGTCGGTTCGACTCCGTCTGGTTCCACCACTAATCAAGTAGGTCGCCTCTCTTGTACGGAGAGCTGGTAAGAGTGAGGGTAGCATCGCCACACTTGATTAGCATTATGGGGCTGTAGCTTAGTTGGGAAAGCGTTTCCCTCGCACGGGAAAGATTGAGAGTTCGAATCTCTTCAGCTCCACAATATGCTGGTGTAGCTCAATTGGTAGAGCTCCTGCCTTGTAAGCAGGGGGTTGCGGGTTCAAGTCCCATCACCAGCTCCAATCAATGCGGGAGTAGCTCAGTTGGTAGAGTATTTGCTTCCCAAGCAAAATGTCGAGGGTTCGATTCCCTTCTCCCGCTCTGTTTCATCACCCCTTGTCTCGTATGAGAATGCCGGTGGAACTA